CTTGTTGTTTCCTTTCTGCGTCTAATTTTGTTTGAGCAGAAACTCGTATTTTCTTAGCACCTTCCTCTAATGCCTTCTTCTCTTTTAGAAGCTCGTCATATGTTTTTTGCGCTTCTGCTATATCAAGTTTTGCTTGCGCAATTATTTGTGTAGTAACATCCGTTTGTTGTTGTTTATACTGATTAAGTAGTGCAAGTAAATTGTTTTTTTGCTCACCATCTGGCAGTTTATTTATAAGTTGATTTACAGGGGCAAATAATGCTGGAAGTCCTTCTTTAAGAAACGTTTCTAATGCTTTTAATTTGTTGTTAGATGTATTAACATTTATTTTAGCTCGTGCTATAGCCTTGTTAATACTTGCAATATTTTCGCTATAATCGCTTTGAATAACTGTTTCTGGGTTTGCACTAAACCTTTGCAATAAAGCTCGTGCGTCTTTTCTAGCTTGATCTATAACGTCAGAGACACCACCTTGATTAGTGCTACTTATAGATAAGTCATTTCTGCGTTTTTCAATCTCGGTTTTTGCATTGTTTAATGCCTGCATTATTGCTTCTATGGATTGTGCTGCTTGAGTTACTGCTGTGCTCTCTTGTATATTAGGTATCTCTTGTCTTGTCTCGATTGCGCCTGGTACGCCTGCTGTGTTTACACCTACACCTGTGCCAGCTCCTGTAGGCTGCACAGGTGTAGTCGGAATGACTAGTCCAGGAGGAGTTTTTGGTATTGGTGGCAATGCTGATGGCAAATTTGATGTTGCTGATGGCAAATTTGATGTTTCAGAAGTTATCGGTACTGGAGTAGGAGCGCCATATTGTTTGGCTTCTCTTTGAAGAAGATATAACTCTCTGAACCCTTTCCTTCTAGGATCAAATGCACCCAAAAACTTATCAAACCAGTTTCTTTCTTTCGTGCTTGCTTCATATCCTTCTGCTATAGCCAACTTTCTTTGAGCTCCAAAGACTGGATTCTCCTCTCCGCGTCTGACATATCTTTTGAATTCTGTGAGATATTCATTGTGATATCTATCATTGTTGGATTTAAATTCTGGAATTTGCAATAATTTTTCAAATCCAATTTTTTGCCGAAAAGGCTCATCTTGCCCATTATCGTTATATGGCTCGTTTATGTTTAGCTGAGCTAAATACCTTGCATGAGTTAATTCATTCAATGCTTTGATTGTTCTAGGGGTTTGAGGAACTGCAGCAAGGTCGTTAATTGTTTTCTGAATAGCAAGTAAATGTCTTGTATTTGAAATAGCAAGTAAATCAGATTTTGTGGCAGAACGAATTAAACCAATGCGCCTAAATGCTTGATCTTCGGGACTTAATCGTCTGTAATCTTCGCCTAACAATATATTACCAATATTAGGCATATCTCTTTGCAAGATTGGTAAAACACTAAAAGCATGCCCAGCTGTTTTTTCGTATACTCGGTTTTCGTCTTTTTTGAGATATATTTTAAATAGCCTTCTAGCTCTTTCCTCTCTTGTTTCTCTTCCTCGCGCTAATAATGTTGGTGATGGCAAAAGACCCCCTATATCGCTTACCCCTGCACTAGCCATTAAATTACCAAGTCCATAATTAATAGCATACTGATTCTCGTTATTATTAGATGCTGTAGGCATAGGTAATTTTGTATTACCTGGTAATGTAGATGGTTTACCGTCTTTAGTGTTAGTGTTGTTTACGTTATCTTTTATCTGTGCTGCATAAGTAGCACTATCCCTAAAATTATTCCTCATTTGCAATACAGCACTGCTAATGCTAGTAAGTGGGGAGGTTAAACTATTAACATTTTGCGCTAATAATTTGGAATCTTTGTTAGCGTCGCTCATGTTACTTGCAACTGGCTTAGCTCCATTGTCTCCACTGGTTGTTCCGTTGAAATTTTTAAGTATTTTACTAGTCTCTTCTGCAGCTTTTCTAGCACCTTCTAAATTGTCCTTAAATTGTTTAGTAGACGAATTAAGAGACTCGGTAGATGCAAGCATATTTGCGAATTGTCTATAAATTTCTTTTGCCTGTGTGTTTGCCAGTCCAAGACCACTAGCTAGGTTTTGACCTTGTTTAATAATTTTGTTGCCAATATCATCAAATTTTTTGTTTTCTTCTGTAAAAGCGGTGGTTAACTGTCTGATATCGCCTCTGGTCTTAACCAATAAATCCATCAAATCTGTAGACGGTAAAGACTCACGGAACTTTGCATTCTCTAATTCTATTTCTTGTCTTCTAAATCCTAGTTCAGCAATTCTAGCTTCCGCATCCATCTGCTGTTTGACAGCATTGTTAACTTGTTCAAATATAGATACAACGCTATTTATAAACGATACTACGCCATCATCAACAACTCCAGCTAAAGACTCGCTTATACGAGTCTTCATTCTCATCGCTTTTAGATCTAAGGATGCCTTTTCAAACTCGTTTTTAACCCCTATGGTTTCTTTTTCCGCATTCCTGATAAATTCCTCTATCTGTCTATTTTGCTCTATTATAGACCGGTTTAAATCGTATCTGGACTTAGCTAAATTGCCCTTGGCATTATTAAGCTCTACCTCTGCTTGAAGCCTGTTTTTTCTGGTTTCCTCTATCTGGGTTTTTGTGGCATCAGATTGATTAGATTCCGGCACTAAACTTAGCATTCTAAAAGCTTTGTCTTGTGCTTCATACTGCGCTGAAGCACCAATTAATCTATCTTCTGCTTCAATTATTGCAGACTGCTTAGACGCAAAGTCTACATCTCCTGGCGTGTTTACATTACTATAAATCAAATATTGTCTTTTAGCTGATGCAGATTCAACGGTTTTATTAAATCTTTCAAACACCTGCTCAAGCCGTTTTAACGCTCCAACAGTCGCTTGAAATATAGAATCAAATACGTCTTCTGGAATTACCTCTTTAACTACTTTTTTGGCTTGATTTAATAGTTTTTCTTGTTCTTGAATAATACTTTTAAAGATATCCTGAATAAACACTGGATAAGCAGATAAATCTGTCTTTTTGAGATCATCTAACTGCTTCTGCATATTAGATATTTCTTTCATGTGTTCATCAACAGGTTTAGATACCTTTTTCCGTTGGTCAGTTAAGGAGCGAAGTTCTTTCGCTATCTCCCCACGTCTTTTTATTCCTTTTTCGCTACTTGGGTCTTGCTCCGCTATTCTATTGGATTCCATCATTAATACAAGTCTTCGTCTGTCTATGTCTGCAACTTTAGAGACCGTTTCTTGCATTGTTTTTGCATATTTAGCTTGATCTAGTAACCCTAATTTAGTGAGTGACTTTTGGAATGATTTTGTATTACTATCCGCTAAAGCTATAGAGTTCAGTAGGTCTCCAGTCCCTTTGGGTAAAATGGAATCAGTGGGTCTTATTAATGATTGAAGATTTTTATATTTATTAATAATATCAAGTTGCTGCTTATTGAGTTCTAAATTATTGTAATTTTTCTTCTCTGAGTTCCAAGGATTGGTTAAAAAACTCCAGATTGGGTTACTATCTGACTGTTTGTTTTGTTGGCGTATTTTGTTGTCATTTCTGGTGTTATAGTACACAAACTGTTCAAAAAAGTTCAGGTCTTCAGGTTTTGACTCTCCTGCTAATGTTTTATTAATTCTTTTTGCAAGATCATCTGTAGTATATCCTTGGTCTTTCATCCCAAAGACATATCCAATATCTAATTGTAATCCTTTAGACGGGATTGAATCTGCTAAAGATTTAATTTGTTTTCCTGTATTAGCAGCTTGTTGACCACTTTTTTCCATAGTTTTATTCATTCTAATAAATGAATTTTCTATGGACAACAAAGACGCGTTAATGCCTTTAGATGCTTTATTAACAGCTGTTTCCATTGGGTTGGAAAAGTCACTTCTAGCAAAAAACATTACTCCTAGTGCTAGTCCGAACTCTAGTGCTAATGTACCTAAATGCTTAAGAGCTAATCCTATTTTACCCATAGCAGCATTGCCTATTAAAGTAAAAAGATTAGCCCAATCTTGCCTTACAGCTCTTCTTAGATTGGCATCTGGAGAAAATAACGCAGTTAATGGTCTAGTCGCATTTTTGGTTCCAATAATTAAACTTGGTATTAATTCAACCATAAAAAACTGCACTACATTCTTAAATCCTCCTAAAGCACTGACGCTAAATGCTTGTAAGCCTTGTCCAATATTAATAAATGCTTGTTTTAAATTTAAGCTTCCAGTTAGAAGCCCTTTTATATTTACACCAACAAAACTTAGTCCTCTCGATACAAAATTTAAAGCCGATTGAAATGGACTTAATAAAAAGTTGGTAAAGTTTTTAAATGCTTCTAGAGCTTTTGTAGTTAAAGCTGTTACACCATTAAGTGCTTCTTTGAGTACGCTTACGTTCTCCGCTTTATAGTCTTTATTTAAAGATGTCTGCCTGGCAGCAGTTAAATTAGTAAAAAGACTGCTTATGCCGCTCGGTCTAAGTGCAGTATTAATCATGTTCTTGAAGCTTTCCCCTACTTGAAATAGTCCTGTTCTAACGTCTTTAATGGTTGGACCTAAAAGCATCTTAAACAGCGTTTGGGATTGCTCAAACATTAAAACCAACGCAACTATTTCAACCATACCTGGCTTTAGAAAACCAAAGAAATTATTAAATATATTAGATATAGCTTGTATACCGGACTTAATTATATTAAAAGAGTTGTCTTTGGTGTCGCCCATAATTACATCAAATAGTCCCGCACCACTAAAATGGCGTTTAGTGTTGTCTACTAACGTAATAAGGGAAATTACCATATTAGAAACGCCATTATACATGTTTTCCATAATGGAGTATTGCGCACCGAACCAGTCATCTGCAATATCCGCAAAGATTCCCAGAAAATGAGGGCCTAGTCCCGCCATCGCAGCTGCTATACCGGTGGACAACAAAGTACTAATATTTTTAATCCATACCCCTGCAAATGACATTTTCATAATCATTGCTATTCCAACGCCTAACACCGCAGCAGTACCAATTATAAACGAGTTAACAAACATTAATATGTTGTCTAGGTTCCTATTAACCACTTCTGCCATAGACGTAAAAATATTTACAATTCCAGCAAACAATCCACTATAAGCGTTAGTTAATTTAACACTCATCTCAAATCCAACCGTACCTAATCGTGTTAGAGCTAAGGAAAGTCCATCTGCTCCATTGGTAGCACCTCCATACTCCAGTAATAATTGTTTAGCCACTTTAGGAAATACTTCCTCGGATAGCAACGCACCTTTAGATGCTAGATCAACTAGTTCTGGAACGGTTTTACCAATAGCTTTGGCAAATACCTGCATTGTTGGTGGGAATCTTTCGCCTAACTGTTGACGCAATTCTTCCATGCTTATTTTACCCTTGGAAAGCATTTGCGTATATGCCATAAATATTAATTCTGCATCTTGCCCAGAAAGACCTAGCGCGGATATAGATGCGTTTATACCTTCAAATAATTGTTTGACTCCTTCACCTTCCAATGCAGTTCCCTTGGCAGCTACAGCTAAAGAGCCATAAGCATTTGCCGCAGACTTGGCTGATACGCTAAGTTTTTTGGAGACATCTATGCTGTATTGCATTTCTCTATCACCACCAGCTCTTGAGCCAGTCAAGAAACTTAATTTTCTTTGCATAGGCTCAATTACCAGCATCTCTTGAATCATTCCCTGCAGTCCTTTGCGCACCATGAATACAGCACCACCTATAGCTCCAAACACAGGTATTAAAGGTGCTACTAATGGCATTAAACTAGTCGCAAATGTCGTGATAGGGGCAAAAACCGCAGCAGCTGATGCAACAAAACTAAGGACGTTCTCTCCCATGCTGTCTCTATCTTCTGGATCTACTTCTTTTAATGCAGAACGCTTAAACTTATTGCCTACCGAGTCCCAAAAATCTTTGAAAACATCTTTTGATACTACACCTTGCTTCCATCTAGTTACTATTTGCTGCCAAATTTTTTGCGGGTCGTCTTTTCCTAGCTCTCGGTCTATACCTCTTTGTACGTCTCCAACTGCATTTACAATGTTGTTTTTAGCCTCTTTGAATCCTTTGGCTATTGCATTGCCCATGTTCAACCCTTCTTCAGCAAATGCACGGTGAAATGCAGACACGCCTAAAAGTACAGCAGTCATGACATTTCTAATTTGCCCCATATTTATTTTGATACCAAGATCTAAAAGAATTTTATCAATTTTCAATCCTCTTAATCCAAGTCTAATTAATCTTGACGCAGATTTTATTGCTCCTTCGACATTTCCAGACGCATAAGCGTTAAGTGCGCCGAAGATCCTGGAACCTATACTGCCTTGACCTAGCCCACTTAAAAAGTCAGATTTAGCTATTCCATCTACAAAAACGTTTCTAACGTTAGCAATAATTTTTTTCATTAAGGGAGAATTTTTAGATTCTCTGGTCAAAGAATCGTAAAAAGTTCCCAATATTTGCCGGGACAGGTCTTCTATATTAGCTTCCTGCCCAAGTCCAGTAGATGCTACATTGACACCTATTTGCCTTTCTACTACTTCTTTGACGGTTCCCCTTCTCTTGCTTTCATCTGTGCCAGCAACCCCTTCTATTCCTCCCGTTAGCTTGGTTACTCTGGAAATTATGGGGTTTAAGGCGTTTATTATGCCAAACCTAGGTAATGCTACACCTACTCCACCTCCTAAAATAGCAGGCAATCCAGCGGAAGCAAACAAAAGACGCGTAATGCCACCCATGCCTTTAGTATCTTTAAGTACGCTGTTAATTAAAGACCCTATCAAGCCTTCTCCTGTCGTGCCTAAATTTATCCCAGTAATTGATTTTATTAAGTTATTGGCGAAACCAGGTTTAATTACATTATTATTAACTAATATCCTGCTAAACCAGTCGCCAATAACTTTGCCTCTACCACCCATAAAAGTGCCAACTAGTGGCAACATATTACCGAACATACTTCCCAGTCCTTCTGGCTTCATTAGGCTTGGGAAAATGTTAAGAAGTAATCGAGACACTCCACCCATTAAACTTGCGTTGGGCGCAAATTGCTTAGTTAAATTAGCGAATACGTTATTAAATCCTTTACGCAAAAATTCTCCAAGTGGTAATGCAGTATCGCTTTTCAGTGGATCTAAAAAATCATTAAATATCTTGCCAATAATTTTTGTAGCTGCAGTCAAAGACGCTATAGCTCCATTCTTAAAACCTTCACCAAAGCTTAATCCTATGGATTCAGCTTCTTTTGATGGAGATTTGATTTTTAATATGGATTTAATTTTATTAATTAATCCCTGAAAAACCACAGATACACCATCTATCTTGCCCTTCTGTCCTAGAAATCCTTTTATAAATCCGCTTATGAGACTACTGGCTATAGCCATTAAGCTACCAATTGGATCTTTAATATTGATTTTTGAAAATATTGTTTTCAGGAAGTCACCAAAATCAAAGTCCTTATTTGAACTAGTGTTTACTCTCTTGCTGACTAATTCGCCACCTAGTAGTGTTACCTTTTCTGAAGCTCCTGCTCTTTCACCTTGTTTAGGTGATTGATATGATTTAGTCCGCTTATAGGAATCCACTAATTTTTGTTGATTGACCAAACTTTTTGCATAATTTTTGGTCGACAATGCTACCTGTTCAATCCCTTCTAGTGTTAGTAGGGCAGTCTCTTTGGTGAAAAGTCCTTTTCTATAATCAGCAGCATATTCAACTAATCTTTTATCTATTTCAGACGCATTATATTTTTTTCGCTCCTGCTCAGGAAGTTGTTTTAATAACTTTTTGTACTGAAGCGATATTTTATGTATAGCTATAGCTAAGGACGCTATGGCTCCATCCTGAAAACCTTTACCAAAGTCCAACCCTATGGCTTTAGTCTCTTCTGACGGAGATTTGATTTTTAATATGGATTTAATTTTATTAATTAATCCCTGAAAAACTACAGATACACCATCTATCTTGCCCTTCTGTCCTAAAAATCCCTTTATAAATCCGCTTATAAGACTACTGGCTATAGCCATTAAGCTACCAATTGGATCTTTGATATTAATTTTTGAAAATATTGTTTTCAGGAAGTCGCTAAAATCAAAGCCCTTACCTGAACTAGCACCTGCTCTTGTACTGACTAATTCGCCACCTAGTAATGTTACGTTTTGTGGAATCTCTACCCTTTCGCTTTGTTTAGATGACTTACGTGATTTACGTGATTTAGTCCGCTTATATTTAGGTATATTAGGCACGTCCTGCGATAAGTCGTCAGTTAATTCTGCTACTAGGTCTTTGACAACACCATTTGCCTGAATAGATTGCTGTAAACCAATCATGAGTCCTTTCCCAATGAAAGTCCCAATTACCATCATCACCCTTGAAGGTGATGAAATACGCATATTTTCTTTTATCTGCTTTTGAATAGCATTACCAGTAAATTCGATGGCGGTGGTTGTTAAGCTAACTGTATTTAATACACCTTTGCTTATACCTTCATTAATGTTTTTGCCTACTGCGACAAAACCCTTTAACTGGGGATTAAGCTTGTTAGCAGCAGAACCAATAGCACCTGCTACTGGGGACGGCAGACCTAACTCGGTCAAACTAGACGCTACAGCTTCTTTTGTAGACTCGCCTTCAGATTTTCTGGCTTTAGCTTTTCTATATACGTCTAATACAGGAGCTAAAGCATCTGGGGCATTAGAAAAAACTTCTCCAGCAATCCCAAAATTACCTTCAGCAGCAGTACCAATACCCGTTGGCACTACCTTCATTGCGCTACCAAACGCTTTCAGAACCTCTCCTTTGCTTAATTTTAGACCTTTTAAATTATCAATTAGGACATCTTTAAACGTAGCCAAATAATTAATAGAAGGGTCAGCATCTTTCTTTGCTCTAGTTTGCTGGTGTGACTGAACTATGGCTTTCATTATTGCGCTATTTCTCAGTAAAGCCGTTGCTCCAGCTTGCGCTGCATCAAAAGATGTCATATCTGAAGGGCTTACGCCTAATCCTAATGCTCCAGCTTTAGCTATATTTATTACGTGGTCAAATGCTTCTCTTGGTATATTAAGAGTTTCATCCGATGCAATACCGGTTACTAAATCTTTAATAGAGCCAGCTATAGCATGAAATAATGTTTGATCAGCAGTAGCATACCTGTGAATGCCTTCCTCATGGCGCTCTCCAACCTTGGTGAGTATTTTTAATCCTGTATCTGTTACATTGAGTGCTGCGCTCCCATAAGTAGCAGCAGATGATAAAGCAGGAATTGCGCCAGCCGCTCCCAAAACAGGATCTGCTATTTCTTTTATTGGCTTTAAAGTATTAGTTAAGGTCTCAACTACTTTTCTAGCGCCCTTAGCTATTTTGCTATCACCTTTTTGAAGTCCCAGAGCCAGTCCAGATACTACCATTAAGCCCATCTCTACCATTAATAAAGATGGAGAACGGATACCAAGTTCAGCTTTAAACGCTTTTATGAACTTTTCTGCTGTTTTTTCTCCAATGCCTTCTACTCCATCTAATCCCTTAAATAATCCACTTACTACATCTTGCCCCATTAAAGGCACTTCATTAAGTATTTTAGCTTGTTTTTTCCCATATGTAGTAGTAACTAATTTAGTTACGTCTTTTGATATCGCTTTTTCTCCTTGCGTAATTGGGGTTAAAGCCTGTCCAATTGCGTTTATCTGGTCTGGAGTAGCTCCGGCAGCTTTTGCGTCCGCTTTCAGTTTGTCAACAATGGTTTTAGTATCTTGCTTGGAACGACCAAAGTCTTTTCCTAATTTTAGTACTGTATTATATTCGCCTAAATCAGTAAAACTTTGTATAAGGTTCCGCATTGTTTTGACATAGTTGCTATTTGCGGCGCGTAGCTTTTTAGCTTCCTCAACCATGTCTGCGACTGATCTAGTATTTTGCTGGGAATCTTTTCCAGTAGACTGAGAATTTTTCTTAATTTCGTCAAAATGTTTATATATTTGTTTACTAGATGTTATTGCAGACTCTATCCCTAGTTTTAATGCTTTTGGAGTTTCTTTCGGCAATTCAGTTTCTAGTATTAACTCTAAGTCATTATTTCGCTTTATCTTACTTAAATCTGGTAGTGCGCTATCTTTTGGAGGTGGAGTGATTAATACTTGAGGTGGAGTGGATTGACTATCTTTTGGAGGTGGAGTAATTAATACCTGAGGGGAAAGAGATTGAATATCTTTTGAAGGTGGAGTGATGAATACTTCAGGGGAGGTTATTGTTTTTTGTGTGGTTTCTCTATTAACATTTGCTAATATTTTACTAACCAAAGGACTAGCTGTCTTGAAAAGGAGGTTTGTGGCGATTTGCATATTATTAGACATCATTGAAGCCGTATATACGCCTTTGTATACAGCTTTTTCTATACCCTGTGCATCTACTGTAGTATTAGATATCTGAAGTTGTTGATTTTTTTGGGATTCTTTTTTGTACTTATCTACATTAACACCCATTACTTTTGAAAAAGCAACGCCTAAACCTTCTCCCGCTTTACTGAGATTTAGGTTCATTGTTTTACCAAGTGTTTGGACAAAACTTTTAGATATTTCTGTGCCAAACGTGTTAGAAAACCCTTCAAAGAACCCAGCTAATAAATCTTGTCCAGGCTTTAAAACTACTTCTATAGCTCTAGAGACATAATCTCTATCAGAACCATCTTTGCTTTCTGCAAAGCCAGCTTTTATTTGTTCAGCAATATCTTCAAATCCACCAGAGCTAGAGCTACTAGACCCGCCACTAGATTTAGCAGATCTAACCCCCGCTTCAACAGCTTCTCTAACTACGTCTTCTATAATTTTATCAACTTCACTAAATCCATCTTTTACTCCTTCTTTTACTCCTTCCTTTACGCCCTTTTCTACTGATTTTTTGACCGCATCCTCCAAATCGTCTTCTTGTACTATATTTTTAACGCGTTGTTCAATCTCTATTACGTGTTTTTTCTTAGTTAAATTATCTAATGTTTTGT